CGATGATCACGCTCCAGCAGTATAGCAAGGAATTATTGGAGACGCCGGAACCACCGACACCGGAACCCGAGGAAGAAGAGGCAGAATCCGAGGAAATTCCCTTTTCGCCCGTTATTCAAATGACCGAAGAAGAATTGATTAGTAAATCCCCCACTTATAGGCAATCTTTAGAAGATGCCAAGCTTAAAGGCTTAGGCCGGAAGAAGGACGACGAGTAGAAGATGAACCGCCAGCAACGTCGTACCCTTGAAAAGAAAGTAGGGAAAAAAGGAATGGAAGAGTTAACTCAAAAGGCGTTTGAGTTTAGCAATATTCCTGAAAAATGCGCGGCATGCCAAGATCCTTTTAACAAGAAGGATAAGGCCATGGTACAATCATGGAGAGTGGTAGTGCGTCAGGAAATGGTGCGCATTTTTTGCCCCGATTGCTTAGACAAAGTAAAGGAGATTTTAGATGAGCGTAGTTAGAATATCCCCGGAGGCATTAAAGAAAATATTGTCGGGCCAAGTAAAAGAAGACGTGACTTGCGTGGTAAAATTCTATTCCAATGAGTGTCATATGTGCCATTCATTAAGTTCTTATTATGAAGATATCTCAGATAATGAAGAATATGAGAACGTCCATTTTTTTGCTTTTAACGTTTTAGATTATCCTCAAATTGAGAGAGTGCTGGATTTTAACGGTGTCCCCACCATTTCAGTGATTAGAACCAAAAAGGGTAAAACGAAACCAAGAATACGCACAATGCCAGATCCGCTCAATCCCCACAAAAAGACGTGGTATACCGTCAACGAAATAACCACCTTTATTAGCAGGGAGAAGTAGGAAGATGACTAATACATGCTTATCATACGATGACGTATTATTGGAACCTCAATACTCCGACATTCGAAGTCGGATAGAAATTGATATATCCACTGATTTAGGAAAGGAACTCCGGCTGCAGCTTCCCATCATTTCTTCCCCGATGGACACTATCTCCGAAACTCAGATGGCGATAGCGCTCTCGCAAGAGGGAGCGATGAGTGTTATTCATCGCTATAACACGATTGCGCAACAAGCGCGCTTGGTGTCCATGGTTAAAGACATGCCGGCCTCCGAGAAGATCAAAACCGGTGCCGCCATTGGTATCACCGGCGATTATCTGGAACGTGCCCGAGTGCTTCATGCGGTTGGGGTAGACTTTCTTTGTCTTGATGTAGCCCACGGTCACCATGTTCTTATGCAAGAGGCTTTATCGACCATACGCAGCGAGATAGGAGAAGACATACATCTTATGGCGGGGAATGTAGCCACCTTAGACGGTATCAACAGCCTTGCCGATTGGGGAGCGGACTCGGTCCGCTGTAACATCGGCGGTGGATCGATATGCTCCACCCGGATTCAAACCGGCCATGGAATTCCTGGTCTTCAAACTATCATTCAGTGTGCTAAAACAGATCGTAATGTAAAAATCATTGCGGACGGCGGCATTCGCAACTCAGGCGATATTGTTAAGGCGCTGGCTGCTGGAGCAGATGCTGTGATGTGCGGGTCTCTCCTATCAGGCACCACTGAAACTCCCGGTAAGATTATTCGCGACAAGGAGGGCCATCAATGGAAAATGTATCGAGGAATGGCGAGCAAAGAAGCACAAATAGAATGGAGAGGAAAGTATGGCTCTTTTGAAGGAATCTCTAGCACGGTGCCCTATCGCGGGTCTGTGAAGGATGTTTTAGAAGACCTGGAAAAAGGCGTACGCTCCGGCTTTTCCTATTCCGGCGCGCGAAGCTTGAGAGAGCTACAGGCTAAGGCTCGGTTCCTCGTCCAGACCACTTCGGGCTTTTCTGAAAGTCGCACCCACATTAGCAATCGAGAGTGGTGAGGAATGGCCAGTGAAGAGTACGGAAAGAACACTAAAAAAATAGTTTTCCTTGACACGGATCATCGACACGCTAATCTGATTATTCAGTTGCGCCACGACGGGCTCACGCAGGCCGATTTTTTCCGTTCCCTTATAACAGGCTATATCGAGAGAGACCCCAGGATTCAAGACTACATTGATGAGATAAGCACCCACTCCAAACTTAAAAAGAAGCGCTCTCGCAAACTAAGAGATGCAGGTCAAGAACAGTTAGCCGAAATGGGACTCTCCGAGCAGCAAGTAGAGAATATATTTGACTTGATTGCTGAGGAGTTCCCCGAGATATGAAAAATGGCTTAAAGAAATGCTCTCAAGTTTGTCTCGAAAATAAAAAAGTTTGTAAACAAGCCGAATGTCGATTATTTATCAATTACCCACAAGAATTCAACTGTTGCTTAATCTCGATTTATGAGAACGGTGCCATGACTTTGCGCGAAATTGGCGACCGAATTGGGGTCTCATTTGCCCGGATCAAACAGATTGAGACTAAAGCCTTACAGAAAATGAAGAAAAACAATTTATTAATGTAGAGTTTTGTAAAAAATAATACTATTTACAGATGAAAATCCATTTTAAAGGAGTATTTTAATGGCCCGTAAAACATTACTAACAGAATCAGAGATTCGCCAATTCATGAAGTTGGCTAATTTGCCTGCCGTTGGCGGCAATCGTCTTAACCAATTGGCGGAGACACCGATCGAGGACGAAGACCCCCCGGGGAATAGGGTATATCAAGAGGCGGACGACCTCGAAATGGAACTTGGCGCCACCGAAGACGAACTTGGTGCCGAAGATGAATTTGCAGACGAGGAAGGCGACGAATTGGACGACCTTGGCGACCTGGAAGGCGAAGAGGACCTTGAAGGCCTTGAAGACGAAGGCGGCGAAGGCGACATGGTTTCTGTTGATGACTTTATGAGCGCGCTGGAAGATGCACTAGAAAACGTCCTTGGAGAGCCTGTGAGCGTCGATGATGAAGGCATGGGCGACGAAGAAGATCTCGGCGGAGACGAAGAAGAAATGTCTATGGACATGGAACTCGGCCCTGAAGGCGGCGAAGGTGATCTCGAAGGCCTTGAAGACGAAGAAGAATTAGTGGCCGAAGTAGCCCGCCGTGTTGCAGTGCGCCTCAGTAATAAGAAGCGGACTACCGCGGTGGTGGATCAGCTAGCAGAAAGAATCTTAAAAAGATTAACAAAATAATTTGACAATTGTTTTACGGTAAGTTATAATATAACCACTGGTGGATTCTCCCCAGTGGTTATTTGCTATGGAGAAGAATGGACTGGCTTTTATATATTTTAACATTCCTGTTTGGGTATATTACTTGTAAAACCTTTTACTTTTTTAGGTCAACGCGCTTGAGCATGATCATGGTAAAGGCGGCGCATGTAATTTACTTGTCGTCGATGATCAAGGCCTTGGAAAATTTGGCGTACTCGCGTGAAATTATGCTAGAACATATGCTTAAATCCGAGAAGAAGGGCGCCCAGATTAGTTCCTTTGAATTTAGATTTGAGGAAGACGTGCGCACCTTGAAGGAGCGCTCCATTCAAATGCTTAAAGAACTCCATCCCGCTTTTTTTAAACAAATGTTGGATTTTGACAACTGGGATGAAGCGACCGATTTCTTAATTAAACACAAAGAAGTCGCTTGGAAATTCTGGGAGAGAGAGTGATCAATAAGATTAAAGAAAAGGTAAATACCTTTATTACGAGCTTAGAAGAGGAAGAAGCACCAAAGATTGTGATAATGGATTCGGCCGCCCCTGAACCAGACATGCGCGTTATTGGTCTCTTCACCGACGTCGCTGAAGATAAAGTAGCTGAATTGGTGCAAGGGCTCATTTATATGGATGAGTTAAACAAGTTAGAAGAAGAACCGAGCAAATGGCGCCCGATCGATTTTTACCTATCTACCTATGGAGGTGCGGCAGACGACATGTTTGCGCTTTATGATGTAATGCGTCAAGTCAAGAGTGAAATACACACCATCGGTGTAGGGAAGGTGATGTCTGCGGGAGTCTTGCTCTTAGCCGCTGGTACCAAAGGCAAACGCAAGATCGGAAAATACTGTCGGGTGATGATCCATTCGGCCATGGCAGGCAACCACGGAAGCCTACCAAACCTCGTGAATGAAATGGAAGCACTCCAACAGTTGCAGGAAGATTACATCGATGCGCTCGTAGAAGAAACAAAAATGACAAAAGAAGATATTAAAAATATGCTAGAACGCAAAGTGAATGTCTATTTATCAGCAGCAGAAGCTGTAGAATTAGGTATAGCTGATATAATTATCTGAGGTTTTTGAATGTTTGATTTAAGACACATATTAAGAGAAGAATACGCCCTGAAGGATCAGGAAGTCACCCCGCGTTC